TGCGATAACACGAAAACTGTTCTGCAATTTGCATGAACAGGTCCCCATCCTCGCAGCCATTTAGCAGCTTGGTGTTAAACCCCTGCGTGGCGTCGTAAGCGCTCTTGCGGTACACCCCAAAATGTCGCCACCCATGACGATGCAAGATGCTGGGGTCGTAGTCGTGGCTCGCAGAGTAAAGCTCAACCTTACCTTTGACATCAACTTGGGCAAAGTCGCTGTAGGCAAGAGCTACGTCAGGCTTGGAGTTAAACACACGGAGCATTTCCTCCAGCGCCCAACGCTCAAGCATGTCATCGCTATCGATGTGCCCAATAAACTCGCCGGTACATAGCCCTGCGGCTCTGTGCCTATTCCTCGCAATACCAAGCTTTGACTCGTTTTTGTGCAACTTGATGCGGGGGTCTTTGAGCGCCAGAGCAGTAGCTAACTCATACGACCCGTCGTCTGAAGCATCATCAACTATGACAAGCTCCCAATTAGGGTATGTCTGTGCCAACACGCTATTAACTGCAGCGTTCAAAAACTGCACCGTGTTGTACATCGGCATCATCAAAGATATTAGCGGGCTGCTCATTTACTGCTTCGGCGGTGTCTTAGGTTGGGCCATCTTCATGGCTTGCTGCCTAGCCTTGAGCATGTCGGATTGCGCTTGTTGGCGCATCTTCTGCTGGTGTTTCTGCTCGTTGTGCTGCAGCTCCTGCTGAGCCAAAGCCGCCTTGATGCGGGGGTCTTCACCCTGACCACGCTGGAGTTCTGCTGCCTTGAGCTGAAGCTCAGCTTGCTTGATAGCCAGCTCGCCCTGGACCTTCTGCTCCTTGGTCTTGGCTTCTTGAGCCTTGATCTGGAGTTCAGCCTGCTGCATCTGCACCATCGGGTCTTGCTGTGCCTGCTGGGCTTGCTGCTGCTGAGCCTTGGACATGTTCAACTGCAGCAACTGCGTAGACGCCTGGGCTACCAGACGTGACAGTTCAACCTCCACGTCCTCGGGCATCTCTTGATCCGGAGGCGGCAGGGGCACACCAAGCTGCTCTTCGACCTTCTTGCGGTAGTTGAACGCCAAGTGCTCGGCTACGTGAGCCATGATGGCTGCGCTCATCTGCTGACCCATCGGGCTCTGCCCAATCTGTTGGGCCATCATTGGGTCTTGCATCAGCGAAACGTGCACTGCTATGTGAGCGTCATGGTCCTGATAGATAAACGCCTTGGTGGGCTTGCCGTTCAGGAACGCCATGTTCTCGCTGATCGGGTCCCTCGGGGTCATGTCATCTTCAATCGGCACCAGCTTGTCTGCATTCTTAACACCCAGCACTTCAATCATCTGCCTGTGCAACTGAGGCAGGTTGTAGATCTGCGGAGCCTGCTGAGCCAACTGAATGACCGCTTGGTACTGCATGATCCGCTGCGCCATCGTGGCACTGTTGGGATCGCTGACCGGAATCACCTCCACGAGATCGTAGTCAGCCTGCTTGGCTTTGCGGTTGCCTTCAGCCGGGTCGTAGCTGTACTCCTGCGGGGTGTAGTCGCGGATGATGGCCTTCAGGAGCTTGAACTCCTGCTTCATGGCGAAGTGCACCCGTGCCTGCACAGCAGACATCGTCTTCAACTGACGCTCAAGCAGTGCTAGCGTAGTGCCAACAGGTGCCTGAGCACTCATATCACTGACCTTCATGTCAGCAATTGAGCCCAGCCTACGCCCTTCCTCCGTAATCTGGTTGAGCAGAGCAAGTAGAACTTGGCTCGGCTCCTTGTACGGCAGGGTCATGATGTTGTCTTTGACGGACCCACTCGGTACGTCTACATCACGAAATTCCCCTGGAGCAATAGGCGTGTCATCCCCTTTGATCCGCAAGCCACGACTCTTCAGGCCACCGGGCAGGTTGGACAGGGTGCCAGCGTCTACAAGCTGTCGAATGAGGGAAGTGCCAGCGCGAGCATAACCACCAATAATGTGGATAAGGCCCAAGCCATAAGCGCCAAAACCAGGAATATACGTGTACTGGACGAAGTGCTGTCGCTTGAGCTTTTGCTTGTCTCCTTCGTTCCAGTTTCTTCGGATCGCCAGGACATTGTTAGTCCCTCGGTCGATAGTGACGACATACGGCAGTGCTATGCCATCCTCATCTTCGTACCCCGGCAGGTCATAGTCAACATGGATCTCGTAGGTTTGATACCGGTCGTCATCAGCAAGGGAATACCCTTGGTCCTCAGCCTTTTTCTTCTCAATATCGGAGAAAAACGACTGTGGCTCACCAAGATCCACATCACGGTAGAACCCACTGACCTGTAGCTTCTTGATGTCGTTCTTGGTCTTACGCATTACGTGCGTAACACGCGGAGCGTTGAGGATGCTCGACACACCATACGGCATGATGATGTCCTCGGCTGAGACGAACATTGCCACCTGACGCCCGATGCTGGGGTCGTAGTACACCTTCTTGAACGCAGAGCCAGCCAACCCAAGCGAATAGAGCATGCGTTCATGCTCAGGCCGGTACTCCGGCATTGCCTCGGTCAATTGGTAGTTCATGTCCTCACGGACACGCTCAGCAGCCTCTTCCTTCAACTTGTCAATGGCACCAACGATCTCAGTCTTTACCGGCCCCTGTGCGGGGAATGTTTCAATGATGGTGTCGGACTGGAACCTAATGGCTGCTTCAGTAAGAATAGTGGAGTACACACCGCAGGCACCAGACCACGGCTCGGTGCGCTCTTCGTACTTCATGCCAAGGACTTCCAAGCCCTTGACGAACATCTCCACCCATTCTTTGCGGGAGCTGATGTCCCCTTCAACGTCAGCCATCAAATCGGATGCAAGCGTCTGAAGCTCCGCTTCATCCATGAACTCGGCTAGGTTTGCGTCAAAATCTTCTGCTGTAGGGGTTTCAGGCACCAAATCGATTTCAAGCCCATCAATTCCTATGCTTACAGACTCCGGGTCCTCAATTTCAATTTCAACCACAGGCTCACCGGAAAGAAGTTCCGGGTCCATAGGCATGAGGGCTTGGTCAATGTTGGTAGCCATGATCTGTCCTTAATAGTAAGCAGCACGTCTGCCGCTCTTGAATTGCCGCATTTCCTCTTGCGCATCGCTCGGCAACCGCAGGAATCCACCTTGTCTGAACCTCATCAAGGCCAAAGTGGTTGCGTCAACCAAGTCATCGTGCTCACCAGCCGGAAAAGCTGCAACCTCGTCCATTAGCTCTTCTGCCCAGCGGGTTTGAGGCACCCACACTTTACCTGAAGCAATGATGTCTGAGACGGAATTCAGCCGCGCTATCTTGTCCTGGCCTTTCGATGGGGTGTATTCCTGCACGGGGATACCCATCGCCCGCAGGTCGTAGATTAGCGGAGCGCCTGAGGCCTTCTTTTCAATCAAAAGCCCGTCTGGCTCCCACTCTTTGTATTCAGCCAGCACATCTCTCTTCAAATCTGGAAATTCAACGCGCTTCTTATACGTGTTCAGCAAGATGATGTTGGGGTTATTGTTGTCTTCTTCATGGTAGAAAACGCCCCAAGTTGTACCCGCCGAATAGTCAGCACGTTGGTGCTTCTCAAATGCAGTGTCCCATGTCTGTAGAATGTACTCGCATTTAGGGGGTTTCTCCCCCTCCCAGGTCTTCCACCAGTCTCGCTTTACAATAGCAGACTCGTTACCTACCGGGTTCTGCTGGTACTGAGCCTGCCATTTGGCGTTTGGAAGCTCCTCGTGCAGGGCTTCAAGCTCTTCAAGGGACCAAAACTCGGGCCATAAGGGTTTACCCGAGGGCATAATGGCTGGAAATTCGATCACTTCCCAGTCAGTTTCACCCCGGAGTGCTGCATTTTTGAGCACCTGACCCGTCAAATCCCGCTGTGCCCAGCGCGTCATCACTACAACAATGGCTCCACCCGGCTGCAGACGCTGACGGGGGCCTGATGTGTACCACTCGTACACTTTGTCGTATATATCTGGGTTGACTGCAGCCAGTGCAGCCTCTTGTTCTGAGTGTGGGTCGTCAATAATCAGCAGGTCAGCGCCCTTACCGGTCACTGCTCCCCCTACACCAATAGCGAAGTAGTCACCACCCTTGCTGGTGTTCCACCGACCGGCTGCTTTTGAGTCTGCTTGGAGGCTCAAATCGGGGAAGATGCTGTTGTAGACCTCAGAATCGACCAGATTTCGCACTTTTCGACCAAAACCGACTGCCAATTCGGCGGTGTGCGAGGTCTGGATGACCTTTTTGTGTGGAAATTTGCCCAAAAACCAGCTCGGAAGCAGATAAGAAGCAAACTCTGACTTGGTATGCCGTGGTGGCATGTTGATGATCAGCCGCTTTAGCTCTCCAGCAGCCACCCGCTCAAAAGCGGAAGCCATTATTTTGTGGTGCCGACCGGAAATGAAGGTCGGCCAGACCCTCTCCACAAACTTGATGAACTTCTCCTGAGCCAACTCCTTCTGCTTGAGCTTCTCCAGCTTGATCAACTGGGCCTCAAGCACCCGCAGGTCGGTCTCCGACAGCTTATCTAGCACCAGAGGGATGTCCCTCAGGCTGACTTCATCAATCATCGGCGGACTCTTCAGGATCATCCAACTGACTCATGAGTGCATTTGACTCTTGTCTGCGCTCATCCAATGGATTACCTAAGTGCGCGTCCAAGTCTGTGATCGGCACAACATCCACTACGTCTGAATGCAGTAGGCGCTTGATGCGATCCTTGATGCTGTTCTCCAGATCTGTGGATGACTTGTGGGTAACTGTGATCTCACTGCGCTCAGTGAACAGACCCACGTCCGAGTGCTTGCCTAGAAGCTCAAGTGCTTTGATCTCAACCTTGGCGTCACCGCAGGTTGCCAACTCCACCAGCCGATTGGTGATGAACGTCCGTGCCTGCTGCACATCCTTGATGACCTGATGATCGTACTCAGTAAGGATTGCGCTCAGCTTTCTTGCAACTCCAGGGATCTGAAGTGCTCGACTACTGCCTTTTTCCTTTGAGGATTTGATCAACTCCCGAGCAGCATGTGCATCTGCTTCGGTCATATCGATGTTCCCACCTAGCCCTTCTATTAGAGAGGCGGTGTTTGCTGCCACAGCCAGCTTGTCTTTGTAGACAGCAGGCTCTTCTGCAGCCAAATCGAACGGGATCGGATGGTCCCGAGTGGGTTCAATAGTGATCATAGCGCACCGAAGTATCGGGTAGCCGGAATGTAGCACATATGGGGGTGGGTTTGTAAAGGGTGGTACGGGTCCCTTGACGGGGGGTGTTCCTATATTAGAGGGGGTGGGGGTCTGAGCTGGCTGAAAAATAAAAGGGGGTACAGATAGCAAACCAGAGTACAAATAGCAAACCAGAGTACAGATAGCAAACTGAAGTATAAAATGGGTATCGGGTGTGCAGATTACAGTTCAGGGGTTGGAGCCCGGATCCGATTCCAGGCCTTGGGGGTCCCGGGTGCGGTAGGGTCAATCGGTTTGAACTTTTTTCCCGCGCCGATCCCGCCTCACATTGTGAGGTTACAGATAAGTGTTGACGTCACCACTAGACTGTGGTGCAATATAGGTGTCGGTGGTTTGTTGATCACTGACCTGGCCTCACCCGTCCGGCCTCACGGGTTTGTTTGGAGTTCTGTCATGGCTAAAAAGCCCGTTGCCCCTTTGACCCTCGAGCAGTTGCGCGAAGCCGCAGCCAATGCTGCAGCACGCACCTATGGCGCAGTGAAAGCATACGCCGGCGTCCTGAATTCCACGCCGGGTTTCGCTCCCGGCTGGTATGACGAGAAAAAGCCGGCTGGTGCTGTTGAACTTGAGCGTATTGCATACACTGACCTACTCAAGAATAAGGGGCATGCAAACCCCTATGAGTCCTGGAGACAAATCAAGATCCAGGCTAAGCGCTTGGCACTTGAGGCCGCAGTCGAGGCTGCTAATGCTGGGGCTGAGGCTGAGGCTGAGGGTGAGACTGAAGCCCCCCAGTCGGACGCCGATAAGCTTTCCGCGTGGATGCTGGACCGTTTGGCATCGATGATCAAGAAAGTGGAGAAGGCTGAGGCGGTGAACTTCAGCGCTCTTATGGTGCTGCAAGATCTGAAGAATGCGCAGGCCCGCATTGCGGCCCCTATTACTGGACCCGCTAAGTAATTAATCCGCCCGGGTTTCGACCCGGACGCTCCAACCGAGCCGCCCACGAGGCGGCTTTTTTGTGCCTACCTCACATTGTGAGGCCCTATGCCAGTTCTTCGTGTGGCGCTAGCCCACGGTTCTGCAGGGCTGCGCGGCCCCGCTATGCCAGTTCTTCGTGTGGCTTTAGCCCAATACCCATGACGACAGTAGGTGTTTAGAAAACGCGTAACTACATCACAATGTGGGGTCGAGGGAATACCCATGACGTGAGTAGGACTTTAAAAACTGCGTAACTTCGTCACAGAACCAATACCCATGACGACAGTAGGACTTTAAAAAACGCGTAACTACATCACATTGTGAGGCTAGACCAGTTCTTCGTGTGGCGCTAGCCCAGCGTTACGAGCATGTTAGGTTGCCAAATTGGCGAGATAACACCGTAAGTTGTTGATTTATAAGGGAAAAACGGGTAATGTTAAATGTTACGCGTTTTTTGAAGAGTGAGTACCCATCTTTTTCTAGAGCGCAGGGAGCGGCAGGCCTGCAGCCAATCATCATACGATTACCCAAAAAAGGTCCGGCTCTCTCTAAAAACGCGTAACAGTTTAACTTACATAACTTTCATAAAAAAACCTTTATAAATCAATAGCTTACAAATGCCCGAGTAGTGAAGTCAACTACTTCTGTTATGTCACTTCTCGTAAGTCATTGATTTATAAGGCTTTTTTCTTTTTGTACTCTGCCGCTCTCCCACCTCACAATGTGAGGCACTAAAAAGCACCCCCAAAAAGCTTGACAAGCTACTCTTTCTGTGGTACACTGAACACAGTTCAGATCAATCATGATTTGAACTGGGATCCTCCTCCCTGCTGTCAACCCACCTCACATTGTGAGGTCGTTTTCACCGGAGTAGTTAATATGGCTTTCACCAAGGCTTATGCTGCGCAGTGCGCTGCACTCAATATTGCCCCTGCCACAGGGTATGTAATCTACGACGGCCCGTCATTACTCGACGGTTCTCCCATCGTAGTAATTGCCATCATTGGTTCGGACAATACCAAGACCGGGAATATGGTGCAGACCCATATTCTGCGCAAAGATATTGCCCCGCTCGATGCCCTTTTTACTGGTGCAGATGAATCCATCTGCGGTGACTGCAAATCCCGTCCTGCTTTGGGTGGTGACTGCTATGTGCGTGTCGAGCAGGGCCCGACTGTGGTTTTCAAGACCCTGCAGGCTGGCAAGTACCCACCTGCTGCACCTCACATTGTGAGGAAGCTGACCAAGGGACGCGGCAAGCGTCTGGGCACCTACGGTGACCCTATGGCAGTGCCTGCATGGGTCTGGGAAGACCTCGTGTATGAGTACGTGCCCAATGGCACAGTTGTCGGTAAGGACAAGCACACAGGCTACACACATCAGTGGCTCAACCCAGACATCTCTGATGCCCAACGTGCACGGATCATGGCCCTGTGCATGGCAAGCGTGGACACCGTCACCGAGTACGAGATGGCTCGCCATCTGGGCTACCGCACGTTCCGTGTGCGTACTGACTCGCAGCCCCTGCTGCCCGGTGAGTTCGTCTGCCCTGCATCTAAGGAGGCAGGCAAGAAGCGTCTGTGCAACAACTGCTTCGCCTGCGACGGTATCGACGGCAACGACCAGAAAGCCAACCCCGTCATCATCGCCCACGGATCAAAGGTCACGTGGATGTCCAGGGCGTAAGCCCAAACAACGAAGGAGAAAGCAACCATGACAACTGAAGACTTCCTCCTGCTGTGCGTATGTGCAGCAGCCCTTCTGCTCATGTTCCTAGGAGTAATCTGATGCCTACACCCACCCCCATCCACCCCACCTATATCCCCGACTTGTTCCGTGTGTCCCGAGAGGAAGCCGACGCGATCCGGCATCCGTACCGGCACTTCTACAAGTACCTCAAGGGGTTCTGCAGCCTGCGCAAGCCCACTGCTGCAGCTACTGACTTCGTCGTAGCCAAGGGAGAGATACAGGATGCATGTGCATGCCTTATGCGCATGCCCAGGTACGCAGCCACGGCCCACCTCAAGCGTCCGTTCGCAACCATCTTCAACGAGGACGTGTTCTTCCGTCTGATTCGCTCTTCTTCTGCCTCTTCACCGACTCCCTCGGACGAGGACTGCGACAACTTCTATCTGGCAACGATGATGCTGGTGGACTTCGTCATGGGCAGTGGTGAGGGTAGCGACTGGGACTGGCAACTCCATTCATATGTACGCCCTTGGGGCCCACAGAACGCCAGCTTCGCCATCTCCATCACTGCAGTCAAGCGCAAGTTGGACTGGTTTGTGTTCAGCAAAGCGCAAAACCGCAAGCAAAAGACACCACAAATAGCTTGACAAGTACCCCTTTCTGTGGTACACTGAACTCTGTTCAGGTCGAGTACAACCTGACACAACGACAACAACAAAACCAAGTTCGAATCCCTCCTCACATTGTGAGGTTCTGTTTTCTCAAGCATCTGGAGCTAACTATCATGGCTGAATCCATCGTTTCTCATACCGCCCCCGTCACTCTGGCTGAGGCGGCAACCCTCATCGCTACCGTGCGTAGCAATCGTTTCCTGCTGGAGGGCGAACCCGGCATTGGCAAGTCTTCCATCCTGCGCACCATCGGGGAACTCACCGGTCTGCCGACCGTGTACATCGACGTACCCAATCTTGACCTTGGCGATATCGCCATGCCTGTGGTCGATCACAACACCAAGACGACCAAGTACTACCCCAACTCCCGCTTTGGTCTGCACGAGGGCAAGCCCGTGTGCATCATGCTCGACGAGTACACCAAGGGTGCAGGCCCGGTCAAGAACATGCTGCACCCCCTGCTGGAGGTGGTCAACCCCAGGCTCGGTGACTTGTCAGTGCACCCCGACTCGATCATCTTTCTTACTGGTAACCTCAGCACCGACGGTGTCGGTGACTCCATCCTCCCGCACACTGCGATGCGCCTTGTCCGTGTCGAGGTGGGTAAGCCTGCGGCCGACCCATGGGTGGAGTGGGCTGTTGCCAAGGGCACCATCGCCCCTGAGGTGATCACCTGCGTGAGCAAGAACCCACAACTGCTGGCCTCATACCGTGACCCGTCCGAGCAGGGCAACGAGCTCATCTACAACCCCAAGCGGACGACCGGGTCCTACGTCACTCCACGTACGTTGGAGCTGGCAAGCAACATCATTACGCAGCGCCACAAGTTCACTCCCAATGCGCTCCTCGCTGCCCTGGCTGGCACGTTGGGTATGCCCGGTGCCCTGCTGATGAAGCGGTTCATTGACTATGCCGACCAGCTCCCTGACTGGCGCACCATCATCGCCGACCCGGAGAACACCCCTGTGCCTACGTCACCCGGTGCATGCAGCATCGTTGTGTTCGGTGCGATCCAGCGCATCGACAAGGACACGCTCAACCCATTCATGAAGTACTTGCAGCGTCTCCCCCATGAGTGGCAGGCTGCGTTCGCCATCAACCTTGCCAAGAACCCGCAGCGTCAGGCCATTGCGTTCCGCAGCGCAGCGTTCGCTGCGTGGATCTCCAAGAACGAGGACCTGCTGTAAGCCCTCACATTGTGAGACCCCTGCCGTTTTGATTTGGAGTTGTTATGTTTACTCAAGAATCCAGTACCCAGACCCGTATCACCCCTGAGCGCATGCTCCAACGTGCCACCGTGACGCTGATGCGCCACCCTCTGTTCGCTGAGTTGGCCCCTGCCCTGACCATCGGCACGGTCAAGGTTGATGACAAGACCCCCACTGCCCGGACCAACGGGCGCGATGAGTGGTGGGGCGGTGCGTTCGTTCTGTCTCTGACCGAGCAAGAGCTGGCCTTCGTCAAGGCACACGAGTGCATGCACAAGATCCTGCGCCACCTCATCACGTGGAAGAAGCTGCACGATGAGAACCATCAGTTGGCTAACGCTGCCTGTGACTACGTCATCAACCTCATGCTGCGTGATCTCGACCCGCGTGGCGAGGTCATCTGTATGCCCCGTTACAAGGACGGCCCCAACAAGGGCAAGCCTATGGGCCTGCTCGATGACAAGTACCGTGGCCTCAACGCCAAGCAGGTGTTCGACCTGCTCAAGCAGCAGCAGCAAGGTGAGGGGCAGGGCGGTGGCTCCGGTCAGGGTGAGCCTGGGCAACCCGGTGACACCGGCAACGGTGGCGGCAGTGGTGATGGGTTCGATGACCATGACTGGGACGGTGCGCAGTCTCTGTCTGCTGATGAGCAAGCCGACCTCGACCGTGACCTCGCCGACGCTGTCGCCCAAGGTGTAGCCAACGCCAAGAAGCTGCGCGGTGAGGGTGCCGGTGGTCTGGTGCGTACCCTGTCCGACCTGCTCAAGCCGCAGGTGGACTGGCGCAAGGAGCTGCGTGAGTACATCAAGACCATCGCTAGTGGCAAGGACGCATCCACATGGCGCAGGCCCAACCGTAGGTTCCTGCATCAGGACATCTATATGCCCACCCTCATCTCCGAGCGCATCGACCGTGTGCTTGTGGGTATCGACACATCAGGATCCATCAGCGACTTTGACTTGGCTGCGTTCCTATCCGAGGTGCAGGGTATCGCCGTCGAGGTCAAGCCCAAGAAGGTTGACCTGCTGTACTGGGACCACGTTGTGGCTGCGCATGAGGAGTACAACGAAGGTGCAGTGGAGCTGATGACTCAGTCAACCCGGCCTAAGGGTGGCGGTGGCACGTCTCCGTCCTGCGTCAGTACGTACATCAAGGACAAGCGCATCACCCCCGAGGTGATCATCATGCTGACCGACGGTGTCGTGGGCAGTGACTGGGGCCGCGACTGGCCTGTGCCTGTACTGTGGTGCATCAAGGGCAACAACCGCGTCAATGCAGGGTACGGGAAAACCTTGCACATCAACGACTAACCCATTAAACTGTACTCTCAATTAATCAATCCACAGGAGCTAACCATGTCTTACATCTCTTCGTCCGCTGTTCTGATCTCCCTCAACATCTCCTGCTGGCCCGCCAGCAAGGTGGACCGCGAGGCCACCGACAAGGTCAACACCGACGCCAACGCAGTGTCCAGTGCCGGTCAGGTGCGCAAGGATCTGTTCGCCGGTACGTCTTTGCGAAAGGATATTGAACGCAAGGCTGCGCGTATCCGTAACTTCTTCAGTACAAGCACCCTGCCCTGGGCTGACAAGGGTGAGCGCATGTTGCCCATGCCCCTGTTCATGGAAGTCAAGCAAACCATCGCACGTGAGAAGCGTGAGTACGATGAGATGTGCGAGATGTTCTTTGATGCGTACCCACAACTTGTGGCCGACGCACCGTCTCGCCTGGGCAAGTTCTACAAGGCCGAGGACTACCCTAGCCTTGATGAAGCGCGTAGCAAGTTCGGGTTCCGCTACACCATCACCCCTATGCCCGAGGCTGGTGACTTCCGTCTCGACGTAGCCAACGAGGAGCTGGCTGAACTCAAGGCGCAGTATGAGACTGCGTACCAGCAACGTCTGGCCGACGCTATGCGTGACCCGTGGGAGCGACTGCACACCATGCTCAAGGGCATGTCTGCCAAGCTTGCCGACACCGACGACAAGAAGCGGTTCCACGACACATTCGTCTCCAACCCCATCGAGTTGTGCAGCCTGCTGACCAAGCTCAACGTCACCAACGACCCCAAGCTGGAGGAGGCCCGCCGTCAGTTGGAGATGGCGATGGCCGGTGCCGACATCGAAGCAATCAAGGAAGCCCCCGAAGTGCGGGCAGATATGAAGTCCAAGGTCGATGCGATCCTGGGCAAGTTTGACTGGTAATCCATAACACAGAAGGAGCTACATCATGGCCAAAATGTCCTTTGAGAAGTACACATACAACCCCAGCTACAACCTCTGGGGCCTGCCCTCGGTGATCATGGGCAAGCGCGAGGGCAAGTTCCTTGAGTCCAACTACTCCGAGAGCTGCCGCAACATCCAGACCAACCATGCCTTGTACAAGACACTGCATAGGCTGGTGGCTAACAAGCCTGACTGGAAGTTTGAGATCCACGACACGGTGGTTGTGTACTCCCCCAGTGCTGATGAGCGCAAGCATGTCGCCTATCAGTTCAGGATCTGGGCCGGCAAGGTCATGCTCGGTGAGGTTGAGATCGTCACCCGTGGTGAGCGCGAGTACATCCGTGTACACAACGACAAGATCCAGGCCGAGGTCAGGCGTGGCAAGGGCTACAACACGACCGACCCGGAGAAGGCCGAGAAGGAGATCCGGCGTATGTTCATCACTCCTTCGTTGAATGAGAAGCTCAACAAGGAGATTGCGGCTACTACTGAAATCGTAGATGTCGTAGTTCAAAAGGCCACGGATAAGCGCAGCCAACTGTGGGCCAGCCTGGAGCCTGCGCGTACCAAGTTTGTACAGAGCAAGTTCGATGAGTTCGTATCTATGCTCACGACGGTCAACGATGTCACCAATGCAGCAGACTACAAGACTGCGACTGAAGAACGCTCGGTCATTCTTCGCATGCGTGACGCGTGGTCGCAACGCGATAGTGGTAAAGCCCTACTTGTGGTACTCGATGGTTCGCAGTACATTGTGCGTTATGCGTCCGAGGTCAAGCTTTTCGATGCCGACTCTGTGCCTGATGATGTGCGGGTCAAGGTCGGTATGCTGAAGCTTACAGAACCACAACAAGTGGTCGATGGCCTGGGCGTCAAGGTAAGCAACGAGGTGTTCATCGTTACCAACACCGACGTTGTGATGGAGTAATCCAGGGACCTCACATTGTGAGGTCTTACTTTTCTTAGAGCTATGCCAGTTCCCTATGCTGGCGACAGGAGAGATAAATGCCCAAGATCCAACTGATCAAACACGCTTTGCGTTTGTGGAACATCCCCTACGTTCCACGTGAAACAAACCGCGCCAACGCCCGCAAGTGGATTGCCTCAGTCGAAAGGCTCGGCGACCGCTGGCTGCTGGCTAAGAAGATTGGAAAGATTCAATGAAGCGAACCCCGTGGTTCGGCGCTCTGGAATGCCCAGTGCGTGAGGGTGTGTACGAAAGAAAGCTGTACGACTACCACCAACGTGAGCCACTAGTTGTTTACGCCTACTGGGATACCAAGCAATGGTATGTCGGTGGGTATACGCCTGAAGAAGCCATGCTTCTTGCTGAGAAGTATGGCCCAACCATGACCCTGTACCGCGAATGGCGCGGGTTGCTGAAGGAGGATGAAGATGATGCATTGCACCGGCCCCTGCAATCAGGGGGACAAACCTTGCCCGTGCCCGATGGCATGTGAGCAGCCCAACTCCGATGAACTCGGCGTGTTCGAGATCCTCGGTAAGTTCATTGTTGGTGTCCTCGCCATGATTGGCCTGGGCGCTCTCGTGGGGTGGTTGGCATGAAGATCGAAGTAACTGAAGCAAGCGTTACGAACGACATGGGTGTCGTTGCCACGGTGTCCCTTGTCGATGGGGTCACCGTGAAGGTCAACATCAATCAGTACATCGGCTGGAACGACTGGATCGAAGTCTACGAAGCCATCAAGAAGATCATGATGCTGATGGAGGTGAAGAATGACTGACGAAGAATTCCGGGCGTTATGCAACGTTTATGGCTTTGCCCCCAGCAGGGCACTGCGGGAATTGCTGGATACAGCAATTGGTCAGGCTGCTGTTGTGCGTAACTCCATCGCGTACATCAAGGAACTGGAGATGCTAAATCACCAAGCATTGGAGGCACTCAAGATGATGCGTGATAAGTATGGCGAGTATGCCTGCCCCGCGTGTGACCACGCGGATGCTGCGATCTCTGCGTTGAAGGGGGTGAAATGACACAACCAACTGCTCTTTTCCTAGCAGACATCCTTGAAGACGCAGGCAAGCCAGCAGACATAGCAGAGAAATGCGCCACCGAACTGCGCCGCCTCCACGAAGCCCACGACTGGCAATACCGGATGGCCGGTGAACGACTGCGCAGGGTTGAGAAGTTGGAACGGCAGCGTGATGCGCTGCTGGAAGCTCTGCGCCCGTTTGTCACCATCGGCATCGGGTTTGACATGGAAGATGTTCGCAAGGCCCGCGCCGCCATCAAGAAAGCAGAGGAGAACACATGACCCGCATCCATTACTGGTGCCCGGTACATCGGGCGTATGTTTATGCCTTGGTGCCGACTGAGGTTGCGTTTACTTTGATGGGGTGGGTATGACAGCACTTAGAGAAGCCGCCCAGCAGGCCGCGCTGGCAGAGCCGCAGGAGCCGGACCTTTGGGGAGCAGGCTATGAGGCCGGGTATGCCGCAGGGATGGCAGAGCGCCCAGCAGAGCCGGTGCAGGAGCCGGTGGCGTGTTTACATGGGGGCAGCATGAACAGAGATGACATCATCCGCATGGCGCGGGAGGCTTGGGACCGTGATACCGATCCTTGGCTGACGTATGAGCAGGCATTCCTTGAACGCTTCGCCCACCTCGTTTACGAGGCAACCTTCCGTGACGCGAACCTCGCCGCTTCAAGGACGATCTTGGATGCGGCAGTTCTGGAAGAACGTGAGGCGTGTGCGAAGGTGTGTGATTCTGAGGCTGCAAGGTTAAATTCGATTTGTGAGGCACGACCTGCGTTGGTTGCTGGAATCTGCGCCGCCGCCATCCGCGCAAGGGGAGAGAAATGAACAACGATCTTCTTCGTATGGCAATAGAAGCTGGGTTTGAGCATGACCCCGCAGACGGAAACAACATATATTTTTCAGACGGGTACTGGACAAAAGAACTTGCACGTTTTGCCGCTCTTGTCCGGGCTGATGAACGCGAGGCCATCATTGACATTGTGGCTATGCATGGCGGCAGTGTTGAGATTGAAGCAGCCATCCGCGCAAGGAGTACCTCATGAGATACGAAGCCCAAGACTTCGCCCGCTGTGCGGGTAACCCCGCTTTCGGCTACTGCAAGAACTGCTTGCGAAGCAACGCCCCCGTGCACCCTGACGCGACACGCAGTGTCTGGCTTGGTGTTTGGGTTATGGAAGATGAACGCTGTCCCAGCTTTACGGAGAAAAAGGAGGATGTTTAGATGCCCCGAGTGCAACGTGTGGACGGAAGTGATGGACACTCGGCTGAGGTCCGATGGATCGCGCCGCCGTCGTTACCAGTGTGCAAACCTGCACAAATTTTGGACCGAGGAACGGATCGTCCCTGGCCGTTCCTCTACACCTACGGAAAAGATGGAAGCGTTAGCGTCAATAGAGGAGCAAAGAAAACGCATTATGAAGAAGCCCTAGCCGTGGGCGAAGCACAGTTTTAAGCGGGCAAATGATTTGAGCAAGATTGGTTTTAGCCTCACAGATGTGAAGCCTATTTTGTACGTCATACGGCGCCCGCTTGAGTGAACTTGCCCGTATGACGTGCCGTTAACCTAGATCGATGGGGCTAGGAATCTGTGTACCCCCCTCACCAACAAAGGAATGTAAAGATGGATGAGCAACCCAAAGTACGGAAAGGCCGTGGTCCCGGTAAGAAGCCACGACTGTTCTGCACCAGCTTGCGTATGGAAAGGACTGTTTTGGAGTACTTCAAGACGTTCCCCAACCCGCAAGCCAAGATAAGAGAAGTTCTTACCGACTACGTAAACAACCACCCACTCCAAGGAGAAGCAAATGGGCCGCAAGAAAATGTCTGATGCCGCACGTATCCGTGCTTACTACGAGAAGAACCCCGATGCCAAGCCGAAGGATGTAGCCATCAAGCTGAATGTAAGTCCAACTAGCGTGTACCTCGCACGTAGCAAGATGAAGGCTGCGATGGATGCCATCTACAAGGCAGCAGCAGTAACCATCACCACCCCGGCTGAGGAGAAGTGGAAGACGGTGACGATGAACATTGCAAACCAAGCGATTGATGTAGCTGCACACACCCTCACCGCTGCCGACCCGGTCAATCACCCGCCGCACTACAAGACTGGTGGGATCGAGACCATCGACTTCATTGAGGCCAAGGGTCTGAACTACCGTATGGGCAACGTAATCAAGTACATCACCCGTGCCGATCACAAGGGCAACCGCAAGGAAGACCTGCAGAAGGCGCTGTGGTATTTGCAGCGTGAGATTGAGAAGGCGTAATCATGGCAGCAACCCCCGAGTCCAAAGTGAAAGCCAAGATCAAGGATCTCTTGACCAAGTACAACGTGTACTACGCAATGCCGATTGGCACGATGTACGGGAACTCGGGGGTGCCCGATTTCCTGTGCTGCATACAAGGCCACTTCCTGGCTATTGAAGCCAAGGCTGGCAAAGGCAAAACAACTGCACTCCAAGACAAGAACCTGCACCTCGTTGAAAAAGCAGGGGGCACGTCCCTGGTGATCCGCGAGGACACCCTGGATCTGCTGGAGTGGAAACTGAAGGAGCTACAGTGAAGATCATCACCCTGGACTTTGAGACGTACTACAGCCGGGAGTTCAGCCTCACCAAGCTGACGACGGAGGAGTACGTTCGCAGTCCAGAATTTGAAGTTATCGGTGTTTCAGTACAGGTAGGCGACGATGAGCCCGTATGGTTTTCTGGCACACGTAAGGAGACAAAGGAGTTCCTTCAGACGTTCGACTTTGGGAGCAACCTTGCGCTGGCTCATAACGCTATGTTTGACGCCGCTATTCTTAATTGGCATTTTGATATCCGTCCTAAGGGTTGGCTTGACACTCTTAGCATGGCTCGGGCGTTGCATGGCACGGAAGTTGGCGGCAGCTTGGCTGTACTGGCGAAGCACTATGGGCTAGGGGTCAAGGGCGATGAGGTTATCAACGCGATGGGCAAACGCCGAGCCGACTTCACCCCCGAGGAACTTGCCCGCTACGGGGAGTACTGCAGAAACGATGTGGCCCTGACGTGGGCACTGTGCAGTGCCATGTCTGACTTCCCCAAGGTAGAGCTACGGCTGATTGATCTGACCATCCGCATGTTCTCCGAACCCGTGCTGCAGTTGTGGCAGGGGCTGCTGTTGGGGTACTACAAGCAGGTGGTGAAGGCCAAGCAGGACTTGCTTGGCACAGTGACGGCTGACAAAGAGCAGCTTATGTCCAACCCCAAGCTGGCAACCATGCTGAGGGATATGGGGGTTGAGCCCCCAATGAAAGTTAGTCCGACCACGGGCAAGGAGACTTACGCATTTGCGAAGAATGACGAAGAGTTCAAGGAACTGCTCCAACATCCATCCCACAAAGTGCAGGCCATCGCCGCTGCCCGTCTGGGGGTCAAGTCCACGTTGGAGGAGACGCGGACTCAGCGTTTCATCGACATCTCAAGCCGTGGGCCTATGCCAGTTCCCCTGCGCTACTACGCTGCGCACACTGGGCGCTGGGGTGGGGACGACAAGCTGAACCTGCAGAACCTCCCACGCAAGAGCGGGCTCAAGGCCGCGATCATCCCACCGTCAGGCTACGTCATCCTCGACGCTGACTCATCCCAGATTGAAGCACGTACTCTGGCATGGCTAGCTGAGCAAGAAGACCTCGTTGAGTTCTTTGAGTTGAACAACCAAGAGATTGCCGAGGGTGTCCCAAAGGCACTCATGAAGTACGACCCATACAAGATCATGGCTGCAGCTATCTACGGCAAGCCCGTAGGGGAGATCACCGACGACGAGCGGTTCGTTGGTAAGCAGACGGTGCTCGGGTGCGGATACGGCATGGGGGCCAAGAAGTTCCAGGCTCAACTGAAGACGTACAACGTGAACATGGATGAGGCTGAGTGCCAACGCATCATTGATGTGTACCGAGAGACGTACCCCAAGATCCCCGAGTTCTGGAAACGCGCACAGAAGATCCTTGACTCTGTCATTGGAGACAACGCCGACTATTTTGGTAGGGGCAACATCCTGTGCGTAGAGGGCAAGAAGGGCATCCAGCTACCCAACGGCCTGTACATGAAGTACCCGAACCTTCGCAAACGCGAAGACCCCGAGTCAGGGAAAACGGAGTACGTGTACGACACCAAAAAGGGAAAGACCGTAGTGCCAAACCGCATCTACGGAGGTAAAGTGGTGGAGAACGTATGCCAAGCCCTGGCCCGCATCGCCATCGGTGAGCAGATGCTGATGGTTGCGAAGAAGTACCGTGTAGTCATGACGGTGCATGACGCGATTGCCTGTATCGCCCCCGAGCACGAGGCTAAGCGGGCTCAAGAATACGTTGAACTCTGTATGCGCATGCGCCCCCAGTGGGCCCCCGACCTTCCCCTCAACTGTGAATCTGGATATGGAAAAAGCTATGCTGACTGCTGAAGTTATTGACTACGCGATGCCGCTCATGAACATCGAGCGTCTTGCCAAGGAATGCCACGATCTGTGCCTGCACAACAAGTTTGAAGAGGCTAACGAATTGGCCTTGAAGGTAGGTGTGGAGGCGCGTATCCTCAGTGCCTCACTTGCAATCATGCAGGGTAAGGAGACTTCACGTTGACTATGCCGACTTGGTCTTTCAGCAGTCTGAAGACCTTCCAACAGTGCCCCAAGAAGTACTTCCACATCAAGGTTGCGAAGGATGTAGTTGACAGGCCGCACGAGTCCGCGCTGTACGGTTCAGCCGTGCACAAAGCTGCGGAGGATCACGTAGCCGAGGGGGTCCCGATCCCTGCCAAGTATGGCTACATGATCCCGACCATCGAGGCGCTGAAGGGGATCCCGGGTGAGAAGTTCTGCGAGATCAAGTTGGGTGTCACTGAGAAGCTGGAGACGTGTGACTATGACGCACCGAATGCGTGGTGGCATGGCATCGTTGACCTGCTGATTGTTGATGAGGACACGGGCACTGCCCACATGGTGGACTACAAGACCAGCAAGAACGCCAAGTACGCCGACACCAA